GAGGTTTTCAATGGCAGGTCCGATAGGGCGACGACGAGAGCGTAAGCAAGCAGAGATAGAAGCACTTGTTGAAAAGCGCGTAGGCGAAGAGGTCGAAAAGGCCATCTCACCGGCACTGGCACAAGCATCGGCAAATGGCAGTGGTGGCGTTATGTCGTCTGGCGCAACGTATCCAGTGTTCAACCGAAGTTCAGACTCGCCGTTCAATCAAGTAGGCCCAGGTCAAGGCTTCCAGCCATTACCAAGACCCCCAGGAATGTTCGACAGTGGCTTCGGTCCTGCAAATCCGCTGTTCCCTGACGCGATTGACCCACTTACCCCCAGCGGTCGCACCCTCGCTCGACGCACCGAGTATCTGATTGCGGCCAACGTCAACCTTATTGATCGTCGGGTTCCGTGGTCGGTACTCAAGGGATTGGCCGAGGACGTAGACATCATCCAACGATGTATCCAGATCGTTCAAGACGCCATCGTTGGCTTGGAGTGGTCGTGGGGCTTCAGTTCGCAAATTCTTCAACAGATCATGACGGAAGAGGGGATAACCAACACTTCCAAGGCCGCAACACTCGCACGAGAAAAGTACGGTGACGAACTCGCACGCGTGCAACAGTTCTTTGATTACCCCGACAAACGGATGGGCTTCACATTCTCCCAATGGTTGACGGACATCATTTACTCTCACCTGGTCTACGACGGAATCGTTATCTCGCCCGAGTACAACCTTGGCGGGGAACTCACCTCATTGTCAACGATTGACACCAGTACCATCAAGATTCTTTTGGACAACCAAGGCTTCATCCCTCGTCCACCAGCACCTGCCTTCCAGCAAATCCTCTACGGCTTTCCTCGTGGCGAATTCCAAGCCGAGAACGTCGAGCAAGATGGCAAGGTTCCTAACGGATACACGGGTGACCAAATGGCGTATTACATCCGACGCCCACGACCGAACAGTATCTATGGCTACAGCCAGGTCGAAGAGTGTATCAACATTGCCACGATCTACATGGAACGACAAGCGTGGCTTCATGCCGAATACTCCAATGGCGTAACGCCGAAGATGGTTGTTACTACTGACGGCTCGGAATCATGGACACCAGAACAACTCGCCTACTACGAGCGAATCTACAACGACCAGTTTTCTGGACAAACGGCGCGTCGCCAAAACTTCATGCTTCTCCGTCCCGGAATGAAGGCCGATCAACTAAAGGGCGTGGACGAGGCATACAAGTCAACCTACGACCAGTGGCTAGTCCAACAAATCGGAGCGAAGTTTGGCATCCCGTCGAACATGCTCGGTATCGGAGCAAAGTCGTCACTAGGGAGCGGCCACGAAAAGGGAGAGTCCGACCAGTACGAGGCATACGCAACCGAAGCCTTGAAGAACTTCTTGGTTGACTGCATCAACGACCTAGCGCGACGATTCATGGGCATAGGGCCGGAGTTGACGATTACCGCAACTGGCGGAGGTAATGACGACGACGACCTTACGCGTGCACAGGCCGATCAAATAGACATCAACGCTGGCATACGAACCCGTAACGAGATTCGTGCCGAGCGCGGCATCCCTCTCATGGCAGAACCAGAAGCCGACCAACTCGGTGTCACGGTTGGAACCGGAGTAACATTCTTGGCAGGTACACTTGCCCAACAGCAGGCGGCGCAGGCCGGAGGCGCACAGCCAAAGCCATCCACAACAGGACAGACAGATGACAGCCAAAATAACAACAACGACGCCGCAGGGAATGCAGGAACTGCTGGAGATGCAGGCAACGCTAATGAATCTGCTGGACCTGGACCTACTGGCGGAAGCCCTAGCGCCAATGGTGGTGGAGATTCTAAGACGCCAAGCGTCACGCCAAAAAACGACGTCCGACAACCCGAGGTCGAAAAAGAAATCGCCACCTTCACCAAGTTCGCAAAGGCCCGCGCTGACCGTGCTACTTGGCGGGACTTCCGATTCGAGGTCCTCACACCCGAGCAAGGTGAAGCCCTCAACAAAGCAGGTCGAGAAGGCGGACTAACCGCAATCCGACATGAGTTGGCAAAAGATTCTGGCGGCGACGCGTCCGCTCTAATCGAGTGGTACAACGATGGAGCCGACGGACAAATCGAATGGGGCGAGCCCGGAGACTTCGATGCTTGCGTGGCAATCGCTGGTCAGTATGTTGACGACCCCGAGGGCTTCTGCAATCTACGNCACCAAGACGCTACNGGTGGAGCNCCGGGAACGGAAGGCAAAAAAGCGGCAGGCGAAACTTACACACCACCACAAGGCGTACAAGAAGAAGCACAGCGAGCAGTTGGGTGGATTAAGGACGGACACGCAGGTGGAGGATTCACGGCAGTCGGTCGCGGGCGCGCTGGCGACCTCGCCGCAGGCCGACCCGTATCCCTTGCAATTATCAAGCGCATGGCAAGTTACCTCGCACGTCACGAAGTTGATGAGCAAGGAAAAGGTTGGAGTCCCGGCGACGACGGCTACCCATCGCCAGGTCGCGTTGCATGGGCCGCTTGGGGTGGTGACCCTGCCGTGTCGTGGACGAACGGAATACTTGCCACCGAGGGCAAGAAATCGGATGGTGACGTTGCATTCCTTACTCCGAGCGGTCAAGTAAGGATGCCCGAACCATTGAAGGCGGGCGACACCATCGTGGTCCAACACGCCGACAAAACGGAAGATGAGTTTCCCGTTCTTGACGCAAGCCAACCCGCCAAGACGACACCGGACCAAGAGGACGGCAAAGACGTTGAGGAGCAAATCGAAGAGATTGACTCCGACGACGACGTGACGAAGGCCGCCATGGTTGTCGCACGGATGCTGAGGCCGGAACTTGACCGGCTCCGAAGGACCTACGGACTTCTTGAGGAATCCCAAGCCAAGGTCCGCTCCTAGCCTTTTCCGATCTATTCGGCATACAGTTTTCCCAATAATCCCAAGGCTTTTTAGGGGTATTTGTAATGGGATAAAATAGGTGTATATAATTGAGTCATGGGAACAACGAACAAGGGAGCCAACATGAAGATTAAAAAAATCATCACAGCATTGGACGGCACAACGCTCGCCACGACACGCGATAGCCGCTTTGTTCTTTGTCACATCGCTGATGCGGTTGTGTTCACAGACCCCGACATGGCCAAGTACAGCAAGCCACGCCGAATCGTAATCATCAAAGGTAGTGACAACCTTGACGTGATTCGTAGGGCGGCGCGGGGTCGGAAATACGACCCAACACGATTCATCTTCGATCTCAACAACAACGTGGCGGTTGCGTCATGACTATCGCAAACCTTTACCCGAAGACCGACAACATCACCAAGCCAGCCCGAAACCTGAGCGACAAGTGCCATCGTTGCGGAGGCACCGGAATGTTCCCATCCGTAGGACGAACTTGCTACCGTTGCTTGGGCGATCGTCGTGACCCAACCGCGCGCCTTTGGTCCGTTCCCGCATCGTGGACCGACGAGCAAATCGTTGCATGGCACGAAGCACGCGAAGCACGCAACGCCAAGTCACGTGCTCGCTCCGAGGCCAAACGCATCGCAGACCGAGACGCCGTTTGGAATGTCAACGTTGCTCGCTTCCCACGTCTTGTGGAATTCAAGGCGATTGACTCGCTCCCAATGATTTGCGACGACATCATCGGCAAGGCAAGCAAGTGGGAAATCTCCGACGCTCAATACGCACTCGTTGTGAAGATCGTTGAGGAGACCCTTGAGGCCCGTGCCATCCAAGCCGCCAAGCCCGTTCCCCAATACCTCGCCGTTGAAGTAGGCGACAAGGTTGAGGTTGAAGGCACCGTCATCGTGAGGACACCGTGCGAAACCCGCTACGGCATCTCGCTCATTCTCGTGATCGAAACGGCCGAGGGCAACCAAGTCAAGACGTTCGGTACGGCAGATTGGCTTTGGGGCACCGAGCGTGGCGACGCCGTGAAAATGAGCGGCACCGTCAAGGACCTTGCCGAGTACCAAGACGTCAAGCAAACCATTCTCACCCGCACCAAGGGCGAGGTGCTTGCCTAAATCCATTGGGGTGAGCCAACGAGGGAAGCGCGGCTCTCCAAAAAGCGCAGTAATGTAGTTCCGTGACCCCCATTGATCTTGCCACGCGCTTGCGTTCACTAATCACGGTGGATGCCGACGGTCAAACGCCTCTTGCCAAGGCGCTCGCCAAGGAGTGGGACGAATCAGCACACCCGCGAGGAGCGGGCGGTCGGTTCGGGAGCGGCGACAGTACAGCGACGCAAAGTTCAGAGTCCTCAACGACAGAACGACCAGCCGTCGGCAGTTTTCAGTTCTCCCAAGAGGAGTGCAATCGAATAGGTTTGGCATATCAAAAAGCCAAAGACGATGCCGTTTTACCAAATCCTCCACCCGATGCGGTACGTGGCATCTTCAAAGAACAAAGACAAGAAGTATGGTCGAAAATGGCAGGAGAACAAGCAGTAGCGACTGAAATGGCAAAAATACTAGGTTACGACCAACCAGCAAAGGTTGAGCCAAATCCTTACGAGCGCATGGACTCCGAGAGACCAACGTTGTTCCGTGGTTGTAGTCAAGAAGGCGTTGATGCTCTTACCTCTGAACTAAGTTCATACAACGGAACAGGGGGGACACTTCTCGGCCCAGGTATTTACACAACAGACAACGTTAGAGTTGCGAACGAGTTTGGAAAAACGGGAGGTTTCAGAGTTGGTATTTGGGCTGACCAAGAAATGAAAGTAGCGGATACCTCAAATCAACACTTGTGGAAAGATACGGCCTTCGTTGACACACGAGGTTGGTCTAAGGAGGCCTTGACTGCTAAATCTGTTTCCGAAAGTAACCCAACGCTTCAAGCGTTGTCGCATGGCTATCAAGCACTGAACGGACACGACATGACAGAACAAAACGCAACAGTTGTATTTGATCGGTCAGCGCTGACAATCAACATTGAAAACATGTCATGACCATGCCGACGCAACTTTCATCGCCACAAGGTTCGAACCTGCTGAGCGCGGTTCGCCTCTCTATCACAACCGACCAGTTGTTTTATTTTTACGCAGCAATCAAAACAGCACTGAGAAAAGCGGGCGATGACGCAACTACCAACGATCTTGCAGAACCTTGGCGCACAATGGCAAACGACGCCATTGATGGTTCATTGAAAGTATCTGAACCAACAGCCAAATCACTAGCAACCACACTTTATGAAATAGCAAGTGCCGAGATCGCTAAGGAAATCGCAACTATAGAAATAGAGATAGCCAAGTTACAGAAAGCCGAGTGGGACGAGTCGGAGCATCCACGTGGGGCTGGTGGCCGGTTCGGTTCGGGAGATGGCGAGCAGGCTGAAAGACCCCATCGCAAGAAGGTCATTGACGAGTGCGGTGGGGCGCAAAACCTTGACGAGATGCCGTCGAAATACAGGTCGTGGTTGTTGGACAACTCAACCATTCCCAAGTCGGCACTAAGCCAACGCGGTGTCATGGTAACACTTGAAGCAAGTAAAAAGGCTTTGATTGACACGCTCTATGACGAGGCACAACAAACCTTGCGCAAAGAAATGGAAGTTGTGAACGCCGAGATTGAACGCTTGGAAAAAGCACGACGCATTGATTGGGGTCAACATCCCAACCACCGAATCGCTGATAAAATCATTGACCTCTACACGCCGAAACTCAAGAAGGCGATGACGAAGGCCATCACCGGAATCCCACAAGCGATTGCTGGCGCACAACGCAAATATGTACCGACAAAGGTGGCGACCAAAGCAACAGGTAGCGACGCATCGGACCCGGCCTACGAAGCCGCCGCCGAAGCAGTTGCCCAGTACATGAACATCTCACCCGACGAGGCGATGAGTGTTTTGCAGATGATCTACGGAGATAGTTTCATTGGTGGCACCACGGTAGCGCTCAATCAAATCGGCTCGGGTGCGGCAATCTCATCGGCCTTGCGCGGAGCGGAGACAATGCTTGATTGGAGTTCGTGGGAGCCGGGATGGGCGGAAGCCGCAGACCTCGCTGAGTTCGGCGGACTTCAAAGCCTTTTGGATAGTGCGGGCATTACGATCAAATCGTGCTTGGACACGGGCTTGGACCGACTCACCAGTGCGATTGCCGATGGGCTCCGCAACGGTGACTCAAGCCAAACGATCGCCAATGCTCTCTACACAACGGACGACGCTGGAAAAGTAACGGAGGACTCCATCGTCTCGGACAATGCCTTGATGATTGCCACGACCGAGACATCGCGCGTGATGACGCAAGCCAACATTGACTCCTACCAAGCGAACGGTATTGCTCAATATGAATGGTTGGCCGAAAACGATGAGCGCACATGCTTGGATTGCTCGGACAAAGACGGTGAAATCTTTGAAGTGGACGATGCCGCATCGAGTGGCGACACTTCATCGGATGGTGGTGGTGACGCAAGCGCATCGGATGACACAAGCGCAGACGAATCCGATCTTGGAAAAGCCGACGACGGTGGCGGGGATTCCTCAAGCGATTCCTCAAGCGACGGAGGTGGGGGCGAGGATAATGGCACCAATCAACCACCACTTCACCCAAATTGCCGTTGCGTAACCCTGCCGGTTATTTCCACAGAAGGAGCGGACACGAGCCGTGAGGCGCTATCGCCCGAAGACGATGGAGAGGCATACGCATGGGATGAGGAATCACAGTCGTGGACTCAGCCAAGCCAGCAAGCAGACCAGACCGATGAGCCACAAGCGAATGACCAATCAAGTCAAGAGGAAACGGGCTAATGGCTTCTGAGTGGGAGTTCGGCAACCTTGGTGGATTCAACGCATCGCTCGACGCACTGGCCGAGGCCATCAAAGCGGCTACGTATGTTGCCATGCAGGAAAGCGCCGAAGTCATCGTGAGGGCGGCACGCTTGCAATTCAACGGACAGCATCCACCAGGAACGAGACGAACTGTTGGCGGCAACCGTCCTCAAAGCATCAGCGAGAATTTGAAGAACTCTATTCACGTAGTCACATCACCCTTCGAAAGCGCACCTGGGCAATTCATCGCACAAGTCGCACCAACGATGATCTATGGCCGACGAATCGAACTCGGATTTCATGGAGTGGATTCACTTGGGAGAGACTTCACAAACCCCGGCCAGCCTCCGTATCCATATCTTGCCCCAGGCGTGGAAAAAGCACGCGTGCCGATTAGTGATATTTTTAGGAGCAGATGGCAAAGCGTATTCGCCGCCTAACTATTTTCACTACACCGAAAGCATTTCATGAGAATCGCCATTGACCTCGACAACACCATTGACGCCACGCCGAAGCAGTTTCAATCGTTGATGTCGGCGCTGATTGCGGGTGGAAATAAGGTGACGGTACTCACCGGGACAGATGGCGACGTAGCAACGCAAGACATCTGGAACTCAAAGGCCGATTACCTCAACAACCTTGGGTGCGGTAGTTGCTGGACGGACATGACCGTTATTCCGCACATGAACGGAAACGGGCCAGAACTCAAGGCACAGTGGTGCAAAGACAATGGCGTGGACATTCTGATTGACAACTCAAAAGACAACGCGAAGGCATCTATCGCCGCTGGTGTACCGTTGGTATTAGTGCCGTGGGCAACAAGGTCTTAGACGATGGCGAAGGAAATCAAATACGAAGCAGTCATCTCGGACAAGAAGGGCGAGCCCGATGATCAAAAACTCTATGATCGAGTCAAAGCCGAAGCCGCAAAAAAATTTGAGGTTTATCCGTCAGCCGTAGCAAACGGTTGGGTAGTGCAAGAATACAAAAGACGTGGTGGAACCTACTCGGTTCCTAAGGCAACCAAAGGAATTCAAGTGGACAACATTGAAAATCTCAAAACCGAACTAGCCAAGGCTGAAGAGCGGCTAGCCGACATCACCGACAGCCTTGCCAAAGGTGGACCCGGTTCGGGACCGCACAAGGGCGGCGGCGATTCCAGTCCCGATGAGGCTCATCACGATCGGATGGCAGTGGCCCACGAAAAAAACGCTAATTTCCATCGGGAACAAGCAAACCAGGCGATGGAAAGAGCGAAAGAAGCGTTGAATAATAAAGATGGCGAAACAGCGCAAACTCACATGGCTACCGCCGGAAAACATGTTGAAGCGGCACTCGCCAACGAACGAGCAACAGGGGCACACGGATTGGCAAGTGTTCTTCATTACATGGGGAATGATAAAGCGGATAGCGCATCTCACGAAGCGGAGATGGCGACTTCCACTGCCAATAGTCACGATTGGGCCACCAGGGGATTCTAATGACCGAATCAAACGACACCTTCGACGAAAACCTAGAACTAGCAAAGTCGCTAACCGCATCAGTGTGGAAACGGCTTGAAAACCTTGGCGTGGCAAAGGGCGGCCCTGGTTCGGGACCGCATGCGAGCGGTGGCAGTAATGATGGCGGTACTCATGAGGCTTGGGTCAAGGGCGGAGCCAAGGGAAACTCGCCTGCCACACAATCCATCAAAGATTCGGTTGCACGCAATCCAGGTAATGACAATCTAAAATCGGCTTTAGCAAACTCGAAGGCAGGGGACCAAAGTGCTCGAAGCGGAGATCATGCCGCCGCCCGTGAGAGTTATCAAGCCGCATCGGATAGCCATATGGGAGCAGAAGCGGGTTCGTCTTTCACCATAAGTCCAGCCGGAAGCGAACACGCACAAGAGGCCGCAGATTATCACTCAGGACAAGACAACTCATATCCTAAAGATTGGCAAACGAAATCACTCATGACCAAATCAAACAACACTTTCGACGAAAAACAGGAAGGCACGACCGACCGTTTACAAGAAGCGATTGATTGGCTTGCCAGCATGAAGGCCGACTCCAAGCGCGTCACCGACGCTATTCCAAAAGCCAAGCAAGAAAACGAAGAAGCGGATGACGCTCAATCCATTGAGGACGCCGCCAACCAAGACGTAGAGATAGAAGGCGAAGATGACTGAGTCAACCGATATCCACAAAGCAATCGAAGCGCTGAAGGAGGCGACTGCTGCTGCCAGCAACGTGTTGAAGGACTGGGCGAAGTGGGACGCTGAGCGCGAAGGTTCAGGTCGCCCGACAGGAAAGAACGCTGACGCCTCTGACAAGGCTGCGTATCACGATTCAAGAGCCGATTACCATGCAAGTGTTGCGCGCGACCTGCAATCCAAAATCGACAATGAGTACAAGACTCAGGGCATGGCTTCGGCACGTTGGGACCCTAAAGTTGGAGACCTCGTTCAAGCCAGAGATGCGAACCAACTTGCTTCTAGTACGAACCGTGACGTAGCGTTCGATTACAAGTCGAACAATGCTGATGATCGCGCGGACGCCGAAAACAACGCAAATAAATATGCAAATAAGTACTCGGCAGCGGCTGACAAAGTTAATGCAAGCATGGGAATCGGCCGATGAGCGAACACACCTTCAAAATCACTATCAACGTTGAGCCCGATGAAGTAGCCAAGGCAGAAATAATCGATACTAACGCTGTCGCTGGTATGGTTGTTAAATCAGAGGAAGAACAACGGTACACCTTGACAGTTGCATATCCAGCGAACAAACCGGATGTCGGAGTTGCACAAGATGGGTTCCGTGATTACGCCAGTGCCAACGCAGTAGAAAAAGCGGCTTGGTCATACTTGCGGAAATCTCCAAACATCGGCTTATGGCATCAAGATGGCACGGACGGAAGCGGAGAGGTTTGTGAATCGTATATCTACCGTGGTCCCGACTGGGAAGTCGCGGCGGCAGATGGTTCGACTCAGGTCATCAAGGCGGGCGACTGGCTGATGGGTATTATTTGGAGCGAGGCAACTTGGCCATTAGTCAAACAAGGACTAATTGGTGGAGTTTCACCGCAAGGACGAGCGAAGCGACGGATGCCCGACAAGGCAGACGTAGCAAATCTAAGGAGTTAGGCAGATGCCCAAGAACGAAGTCACCATCACCGAAATCGAGGAGTTTGAACCTTCACGCGTAGACGGTGTGGGTAAGGGTGCCAACGGCTTCCCCATCCTCATGCTCAAGTCAATCGGTGACGAAGCGGTAAAAGCCGACGACCGCTCCAATTGCAAAACTTGTGATGGCGACGGGAAGATTCTTAACAACCAACGCAAGTGCCCCGATTGCTTGGGGACGGGCAAGGCTCCGAAGGTGGGCGAGTCCGCCAAGCAGTTCATTGAAGCAGTCACGAAAGAGGACGGTGTTGCACCTTCTGGAGCACCCTACGAACTCACCGAGCAGGATTGCCCAACGTGCAATGGCTCGGGAACGATTGCTGACGCCACGCACGATGGCAAAATGTGCCCCGATTGTGGTGGCACAGGGATTGACCAAATGATGACCAACCCCAAGGAACTCAACGCAGTTGCCGCCGACCCAGGCCGCATCTCGGTTGGAGACCCCGAGGGACGCGAAACGATGGACAAGCAAAGCGGAAGCGGTTGCCCAGGTTGTGCGGTAGCGATGGCGAACGGTGACGACAAGTGCCCCGAGTGTGGTGCCAAGGTTGAAAAGGGTCACGACTTTGAGCCGAACGGTTTCCGTCCCGCTCCATACCAAGCCGATGCAGACGAAACGGTTCAATGCCCCGACTGTCAACTCATGAACGACTTGGACTCCGCATATTGCGACCAGTGCGGTCACGAATTAGCAGGTGACGATGACGTTACGGTTGACGGCAAGCCAGCCGACCTTGGTGGATTCCGCCCAATGCCCTATCACCCCGACGCCGACGAGACCGTTGGTTGCCCCAAGTGTGAACTCATGAACGACCTGGACGCCGCCTACTGTGACCAATGTGGACACCAACTTGCCGGTGACGACAAGGTTGTTGTGGACGGACAGCCATTGGTTCAAGATGACGACGACGCAACCAAGGGAAGCGGCGAAACCATTGACGACGTTCTCCGTCACGACAAGGGTCACGACGACTGGCACGCCATGCACGGTGACCCACCTTGCAAGAGTGAAGCCGACTGCGCCGCCATGCGAGCCAAATACGACGACAGCGACGCAACCAAATCACTCGCTGGTTTCTGCACCCTCTGCACCAAAAAGAATGTCAGTTGTTCCAACTCGTGCATGAATTGTGGCAAGTCACTGGTCGTGTCGAAGGAAAAGGCAGACCCAAGCGTTGGCGGTGGAACCGTTCGCTCCAAGATTGCCGACGAGGACTTTGCAGGCAAAAACCGCAGTTTCCCAATCGTTACTCCAGCCGACGTGAGCGATGCCGCTTCTTCGATGGGACGTGCCGGAGCCGACAACTACGCAACTGATACCATTAAGGCAAATATCATTGCAATCGCACAACGCAAAGGACCGAAGTTCGTGGCCGAGTTACCCCAAGCATGGAAAGACGACATGGCTGAAAAGGCTGACGGCTCGTTGAGCGGTGTCAATCCATCTCTCGGAGCAGTTGTTACGCCAATGCCAAATGATGACGACACGGTTCTACCTGGTTCACCAAGTTGGGAAGCAGTGGACGCCGCAACCGCAACGCAAGCGGCGCAATCCCTTATGGAAGCAAGTGAGTTGATTCGTCAATTCGCACAACGTGAATCTATCGAAGTTGCGGCTGGCGAAGGGAACGACCTCTTCGACGAAAAAGCGGCGGAGATGGCACTGATTGGGGTTACAGCCGCAATCGGAGTTATGGCGCAACTTGCATTCCACGAAGGTCTTGAGGCTCAGAAGAGTCTTGAAGAAGAAGGCACTGTAGAAAAAGCAGGGAAGCGCCTTTCGGGTAAAGCGGTGGCCGCACTTGCGACCGCACGTGACCACCTAAACATTGTGTTGGGCCAAGACGACCCGGCACTGCAAACCGATGATGACGCCGACGGAAGTTCCGCCGACGCCAAATACATTCAAAGTGCGAACAAGGCACTGTTATCTAAGGAGTTAGAAGATATGTCAACCGATGAACTTGAAAAAGTTCTCAACGCCCGCGATGAGCGGTTAGTTGAGTTGCTGGCTGACGCGATGAAGGGCAAGGTCCTCGACGATCAGACCGCATCCGTTGACAGCGCAAAAACCGTAAACAGCAATTCGAAGAAGAAAAACCCTAAGGCCGAAATGACAGACCTTGAGGACGAGGCCGCTCAGGGCGACCACGACTCAGCGAACACTTCGCCAGAGGGTGCCGCCAAGGCGGACGGTGATGTTTCTTGCAAGGACTGCGGTGCCATGTGCAAAGCAGACGACAAGGAATGCGCCAAGTGTGGGATGGCTATGAAGGCCGAACTCACCGAAGAAGAAATCGAAGCCAAGAAAGCACGCAAGGAAGCCAAGAAGGCTCTCAAGGCTGCTCAAAAGGCGGAGAAAGAAGCGGCTGAAAACGCCGCCGTACAAAAAGCAATCGCAGAGGGCGTGGCAGAGGCCACAACGGCAGTCATCGCCCTACAGGAGCGCTTAAGCACGGTGGAGAAAATGGCGGCACCAAGCACGATTGTTCGCACACGTCCACAAGACGCGTTGACCAAGAGTGTAGAGCGTGACGAACTTGAGATGCGCCTCGCGCACCTTGAGCGTGTTGCGCGCGAAACACCAGACCAAGACATTCGCAAGGCAAGCCGTGAGGAATCGAAGGAAATTCGTGACCGCATTGCTGGCCTAAGCGCTTAACGAGAATAGGTAGGAATCTATTATGGGATTACCAGTCCCCTCAGCGCGCGAACTTATTGACGGTGCTAACTCCGCAGAGGATTTAGCCACTCGTGGAAGCATGACCCGTGCCGCTAAGTCGGCTCGCGAAGTTTCAGACGAGTACAACGAGTTCACGCAAGAAATGACCAAGGCGGTTGTGTCCGGTCTTAATGGTGCTACCACGTGGGATTCACAGTCCGACGTGAAGGCATTCATTGGAACCGCACAAGTCGCTCCAATTAAGCACGATGTCACTCGTTCGGGTCAAGTTGCCAAGGCAATCACCGACTACGAAATGGCTAAGAGCACCGAAGGTTCAGCGCAAGCGTGGGACCGCCTCTCAAAGGAATGGACACTCTCGACCCCAATTAGCACGGGTCTTGTTCCATTCGACCTTGAGGCTCCTGCAAAACTGCTGACCCCGCGCCCAACCCCAATCCGTAACAGCATTCCGCGTGTTAAGGGACAGGGTGGAGCACGTAGGTTCAAGGTAATTAGTGGCTTCACTGGCACCGGCACCGGAGGCGTTACGACGACTCAGCCCGGTATCACGGAAAGCACCACGAACGCCGGACCTGGCGGTCTCTCGTACATCCGTGGACCATACATCAACTACGCCGGTTACGACGTTACGTTGAACTATGTAACCACTTCACTGAGCGACTCAGTGTCCTGGCAGGCGGAATACCAGGGACAGGGCTTCGAGGACATTCGTTCCTTGAGCAACACTGCTCTCCTGTATTCGACCATGCTCCTCGACGAGCGTTTGATGATTTACGGACGTGGCACCACGGGTAACGGTTATGCCGGTGCCCTTGGAACCCCCGCAAGCGTGACGCTTGCCGCCGTGAGCGCTTCGGTTGCTCCTGGTGGGAAGTCAACACTCGGTTCAACAACCTCCTGGGTTGTCGTTGCCGCTGACGCTGGTGACTTGCTCGGTACGACCGGAACAACGATGCACGAAGGTCCTTCGACCGCCGCCGCTTCTGTTGCTACGTCGGCTGGACAGGCCATTCAGGTAACCGTCGGTTCAGACGTTGCCGGTGCTCTCGGATACAACTTCTACGTTGCTTCCGTTGTCGGTGGACCGTTCTACTACGCGGGACGCACGGGTTACAACGTTGGATACATCACCTCACAACCCACAAGCGGTCCTGTGACCACTTCGGGTGCTGGTGACGCTTCTGCCGTTGCTACCAACTACGACGGTCTCTTGACGAACACTGCGGCTTCGGGTGGTTACACCACTCGCTTGAACGCTCCGTTCTCAACGACCGCTCCTGGTGCTGAATTCCAAGTTGCATTCGGTAGCCTGTACGAATCAGTCAAGGGTGACCCGGAGGAAATCTGGTTGAACGGTTTTGACCGTCTCCAACTTTCTAACGCCATCGTTAACAACGCCGCTAACTCGGCCTACCGTGTGTTCATTCCGAACGACGCTGTTGGTGGAGTTAAGGCTGGAACCGTTGTGCAGTCACTGTTGAACGAAGTTACCGGAACCGAAATTCCGTTGACCGTTCACCCGTGGTTCCCACAAGGTAACGCACTCATCCGTCAGAAGACCCTTCCGATTCCAGACAGCAATGTCTCGGAGACCTCGGTCATGGTTCTTCCTCAGGACTACGTTGCCGTTCAGTGGCCTGTCACGCAGTTCACGTACGACGCTTCCACGTTTGAAATCGGAACGTTCTGTCACTACGCACCAACCTGGAATGGCCTTATCCAAGGTATTCAGGGTGTGGGTATCGGCACGACGCCTCCTTCATACGGCGACGCGTAAGCAACACCAAACTAAGACTTCGGTCTTGGCTCCCGCAATGGTTTTGTCGAGGTTCGATTCCTCGGGCGGGAACGCAACAAATTACAAATGCAACGCAGGTGACTAGCGATTAGCATTGGCAAGTATTATTTAGGAGTAACGATGGCAAACTACAACGGTGGACGAGTTCTTACCGAAACATTGACCGCAGGCTCTGCCGACCTTTGCCTCATGAGCGCACCTGGGGAAGCCGTCATTGTCACCAACATCACGGGGTCCGCTCCCATCTATTTCACGGTTGACAGGCCGGGTGGACCTTGCCCCGTGCCAACGGTCAATGGTCAAAACTGCTTTGCCGTTGCTAACGCAGGAACTCGCGTGTCAGTACGACATGACGGAATGTACGGAAGTATCGTTCAGTTGATTTCTGCCGCATCGGTCCAATACACGATTGAAGTCGGCAGTCGCCAAGTCAACGTTTAGTAAGGAGAGAACAATGGCAACAAAGATGTTCTTTAGTTCACAAAATTGCAAGGGCGTTACCTCTGGAGCAACTGGTCGCTCCTATGACACCGATAGCAAAGGCTTTATTCACGTTGAGGACAAACGCGATATCAAGTCATTGGCCGAAGGTGGATACGTTGTTGCTGGCACTCACCTTGCCAAGATTCGTTCTTTTTACCGTTGCGAGCCTTGCGGCTGGGAAACCCCGCTTAACCATTGCTCAAAGTGCGACAGCAACGACTTGGTAAAGGTGCAGAAGTAAGGACAACAAGTGTCGGTTGAACCGAGTCACGGCTACACGTCAACCGGAAAACCCGTACACGCCGAGGTGCACGACCACCTTCCCGAAGTTACCCGTTACCAGCGATTCAACAAACGACTAGCAACAGCGCTAACAAAACACGTCGGAACGATGACTTGTTTTTGGATATTCTGCGGATTGTCCATGCTGAGCCTGCCTGCAACATTGGTCCTGTCGAACGTCATTCCTGCCAACTGGATTCCCCCATTCTTTCGGACATTCGGATTTTCCCTGCTGATCGCTTGGATGTGTCAAAACTTTATTCAGTTGGTTCTCTTACCCGCACTAATGGTTGGGCAGAACTTACAGAATCAGGCTTCGGATGCTCGGTCTACAAAAACCTTTGAGGACGTTCAGGAATTGAAACACGCAATCCAAAAAATCATCACCATGTTGGAGGACAAGACCAATGAGTAACTGGCATCGGCATCCCGGAGTGGCAAGTGGAGATGAACTGACGCTCGGCGAACGGGCGGCAGATCGGATGAGGAACGCAATGGGCTCGTGGCCGTTTGTGTTCGTGTTCCTCGGAATCATGCTCATTTGGGCAACGACCAATACGATTGTGTTGGGGAAAGTTGTCCGTCACCAATCCTTCGACCCATTTCCGTATGTGTTCCTGAATCTTTTTCTGTCAATGCTTGCTGGACTACAGGGAGCCATCCTTCTCATTGCCGCAAAGCGAGCCGATTCGATAGCATCTCAACAGGCAATTCATCATCTGGACGTGAGCGAGTCGCTGGTTAGGATGATGGAGCAAAACACGTCATTGACAAACGAGGTAAAAAGGGATACCGACCTGCTTCAGGAAATACACAAGCACGTCACCGCACTATCGCCCAACTCAGGAGATTTCGAACCAAATGTTTAGCCTCGTACTCATTGCCGTACTGTCCATGATTGTCAAAGACTTGGTGAGTGTATTTTCAGTCGTTGCCCAGGCACGAGGAAATGAACGCCTTGCTGGCGCACTCAACCCATTCGGAACTGTTGCCAGCATCATGTTCTATTCGGTTGGAACGCTGGGCCTTGTTCACGGACACGGCATCGCCGGATATCTGTGCCTCATCCCCGTGCTCATCGTTGACTACGTTGACGGAAGGTTATTTACGGCAGTCAGTCGCTCGATTCAAAGCGATGAGACCTCCGAGAGCGCTGGAGTCGGAGTAATCCTAAAGGGCTTTGGAGTTGTCGGAAAAGATTGGTTCCAATCGGCAACTGGGTGGTTGCGCCATGACCGATAAGAATAAGGAAGTACAGGCCCACGACCAGATAGCGGCACACCGTTATCTAATGCACTACCCAGAACACCCGACTCGTGAGGGTGACCCAAACTACGTGGACTTCAACCACTACCACAGAGAGCACAGAGCAACCGCTCGTTGCTTCATCGGTGAACGGATTGGTTTCCAAGACTGCAAGGATGCACAGGGAAAAGATGCCCCCGCTCCCGACAACGGAGAACAACCCGGATTAGAACTTCATCATGCCCACGTTGAGTTCTCTTTACAGAACGGCATTTCCCTAAAGGCGCTGGAGCATGATTACCCTGGAATCAGCGACCCGACGACGCTCGGTAAGTGGGTCGAGTCGGACGTGAACTTTCGCTGGCTCTGCGCTTGGCATCACCGTGGAGCGGCAGGTGCGCACACGGCCAGTCACTCGGATTGGGAAGCAAGCCAATATGTGATCGGTCTTATCGAAAAGGCCAACCCCTAGAGAGCCCATTTTTTGCAAGGGCTTTGAGCATACTTGACAAGAGATAAAATATAGACATATAATTGGTTTATGGAAACAACTACACAAATCACAATCCCCACAAAGTTCTACGACGACCACGTGAGTCGTGGACTTGGTGGCGGCATCGTAATCAAAAGTGGCGTCAAGTTAAGCACCGTCGAAATCAACTATGCGGATTTGTGTGACTTACTCGGTGACGCCAATTACTACATCGAACTTTATGACGACAAGGAGATTCGCCAAGCCGGTGAAGCCGACCTTGGACTTCAAGGTTCCGCCAAGAGCACGAAGCGTCGCATCGAAGCGCACGTTGCGGAGCACGGCTGGCCAGAAGAGATTGTTTTGACCGCCGAAGAAATCGCCATCAAAGAAGCCGAATACAAAGCCGATCAAGAACACCTCCAAAAAGTTCGGCTCTACCTTGACGCAAAATTCGATGCCCGAAAGGTCGCAAGAGAAGCGTTTATGAAGGACATGTATTTCCATGAAAAGAACGAATGGCTTTCCGACCGTGATCTCCAAGCCGCTTGGAAAGAAGAGTTCGATGTCAAGTTCGACGCTGAGTGGGAGGGGGAAATCCCTTAGTTACAAGGGTTTTAGGGGTATTTGCGTCGGGATAAAATACGTGTATATAATTGGATTATGGAAACGACACCGAACCAAGGAGACGAAATGACCATCACCCATCAAGACCGCAAGCCACCCATCAAAACCGACGAGTGCGTCGGCACGTTCCGAAGCATGAACCGACCATCAGAAAATGTCTACATCTGCCCCGAGTGTGCTGGTCAGGTCGCCTGGACAAAATCAAAGGCTGGCAAGGCTTACATCTGCGACGTTGGTTATTACACCACGAACCCATTCGAGGGTGCTGGCCGAGAAGTGCGAATCTACTTACCAATGAGCCCTCACTACAAGACCTGCGCCGAACGAGTTGAGGCGAACCTTGCAACCGAAGTCGAAATCACGGGCGACACCCGCGAGGTCATCCTGGCGCGCAAAGCCGAAGCCGAAGCCAAGCGTCTTGGTCGCACCAACGTCGGTGAAGTTGGCGAGAAGATCACGGTGACCGGAAACATCGTCAAGGCCTACGAGCGTGACGGGGCTTACGGCACCACTCAGCACGTCGTCGTTGAGACCGCCGACGGCAACTTGGTCGAAGCCGGTGGAACTGCCGCTTGGCTTTACCGAATCGAAGTTGGCAACGAGGTCACAATGACCGGAACCGTCAAGAAGCACTTCACGCGTCAAGACGGAAAAGTCACGGTGCTCACCCGCTCAAAAGGGGAGGTGCTCTAAGTCAACTTTCTCAACCCTCAACTGATAGCATGGGGCCGGTCGCTAACAAAGGATTGGCCTTATGCTTATTGGTGCATTCACAACTGACTGGCAACAGCACGCCGCCATTGACGAGGAACGGTCTCGTATCGAGGGCCGACAAGTTGCCATCGAAGGCAAGACTCAAATGTCGTTCGGTGGAACGTTCTACTACCGGGGCGCAATGCCGCTTACGGAGTTAGCCAAACATGACGAGTGGGATGTGAAACTTTCGTGGCGCTTCCAAACACAGCCAGACGGCAGTATCTCAATGATGGACACCGAGGGCAACTGGTTCACTCCAGACATCGTTTGGACTCAGCGGTGGATGCACAAAGACGGACCAGAGCAAATGCGAAAAGCCCGAGCCGCCGGGCAAGTTGTTGTTTCCGACCTTGACGACGGCTTCTGGAATCTACCGAAGTCCAACATTGCCGCCGACACAACGAACCCTAAAAACAATCCAGACTTCAACCGTGACCACTACTTGAATTGCCTTCGGGAATCGTCACTCATCACGGTTTCAACTGACGCACTAGCAAAAGACATGGAGAGAATGTGCCCAGGAGTTCCCGTTGTCGTCTGCAAAAATGCGATTGACCTTGAGCGATGGATTCCGCACGACCCTGGCCAAGATGGATTCGTTGGCTGGGTTGGAGGAATTCAATGGAGAGCCAACGACCTGCAAATTCTTAGAACATCACTGCCGAAATTCTTGATGGAAAATGATTTGCCGATCTACCACGGAGGCGACAGCAACGTGGAGGGCGTGCCAAAGTTTTACGAGCAGATGGGCATTGACCCAACCAAGATCAAATGCTTCGCCTCACCGCTTTGCCACATTGCCGAATACCCAAATCTCTGGACGCCGATCAACCTCGGGCTTGTGCCACTGGAGCATCATCCATTCAACGTTCGCAAGAGCCATCTAAAGGGACTGGAAGCATCGGCTTGTGGCATCCCGTTCATCTACTCATCCAAGATGCCAGAGTATGAAGCGTTCGGAGCGGGAATAATGGCCGACAACGCCAAGCCGAAATCTTGGAGGGCGGCACTCGACTCGATGCTTGACCCCGACGCCCGACGAGCGGAAGGCAAGCGCAATCGGGAAATAGCCGAGCAGTGGGACATCACCCAAAAATGGAGTCAATGGGATGATGCACTAAGGACAGCCACGGATTCAAAATAGTGAGTGCGGCGCTTGGAATTACGACCTACAACAGGCCCACGTTTGCCGACAAATGCTTTCGGTCCGTCAGGGACGCTGTAAGGCCTCTAGTTTCGCTTGTGAGCGTTTACAACGACGGGTCAGATGCGAAGTACCGAGCCGAGTATCGGCGAGCGTACGGGCGACTACAGGACGCCACCATAATTGACGCTCAGGAAAACCACGGAGTTGCCTTTGCCAAGAATCGGCTCTTGGAGACCATGCTGGAACAGACCGATGCCGATTGGTTGTTTCTTTGCGAGGACGACATCCTTGTCAAATCGCCAGAAGCGATAACCGAGTACGTTCGCGTTGCGGAGGAAACGGGCATCCATCACTTTTCGTTTGCTTATCACGGAGAAGGAAATAGCGCTGGGCCGTCCATTAGCGACGGTCAAGTTGAGTATCACTTTCACAGTGTCGGCGCTTGGTGCATGTATTCACGCGAGTCGCTGGAAAAGGTTGGACTGTTCGACGAGAACTTCAACAACGCGTGGGAGCACGTTGAAATGGAGATGCGGCTCATTGACGCGGGCTTCATGCCGGGGTCGGCGGCACACCGCTATCCTGACGTTGTTGGCTCTAGTGTATGGTTGAAGGAAATACCAAACTCTATTGAAAAAAGTTCGATACGTCCAAGGGACGATTGGGAATCTTCAATTTTGCAAGGGCTCAGGTACTGGCACGATGCAAAACCCGAGACGTTCTCTCACTTGTTTGGTCCGGGTACTCACCTGGAAAACTACGCCAATAGGATTTTGAACTACTAGGAGAGCAATGACCACCACGATGTACGACGGGGTTAATCCCGCTACCGTGCCACCTGGAGCGAACGTTTACGCTGGTTACGTCAATGGAAATTGGCCTACCTACAACGACTTTGTGCAGATGTACCCGAACGCACAACACGTTTCCATCACCGTGAACTCGGGTGGAACGGCACAGGTTCTCGACGTTGAAAACGGCGATGCCGCCGCAGTTGACGTACCCGCTTGGCTCAACCGCATGAGGGCCGCTGGTATTCAACGACCAACTGTTTATTGTTCACGAGTCGGAGCACCGGGATACGGTTGGCAAAACGTCATTGACGCTTGTAACTCCGCTGGGGTGGCTCTGCCCGACTTTTGGATTGCCGACTACACGAGCGGGCCACACGCACTTAGCCTCAACGGAGTGAATGCCGTTGCCGTGCAGTGGACCGATCACGGCGGTTACGACGAAAGCGTCATCAACGACCCAACGTGGCCAGCGCCTTCGGCTAAGCCTCACACTTGGAGCGGTCCCTCGGTATTGAAAGCAGGGGAAACGTTGCATCAAGGCAAATGCCTCGCCTCACCCAATGGCCAGTACGGAGCGCTCTTGCAAACGGATGGAAACTTCGTTGTTTACAACAACATCAACCAGCCGCTATGGGCCGACGGTTGCAGTAGCGTTTACGGAGAGACCTTCGTTGAAATGCAGACCGATGGGAACCTCGTCCACTATCTATGGAACAACCACGCAATGTGGTCGTCCGCCACTCAAGGCAAAGGTGGGAACAGAGTAGAGATGCAAGACGACGGAAACCTCGTTATTTACACACCTCAAAATAAGCCCGTTTGGGCTAGTAAGAAATAGTGTGAGTCATGTCCGCTGGCGAACCCAACTACACGAACCACGCAACTATCAGGGAGACCTACGACCTAGTTAATGAAACCAGGGTCGAACTTAATGAACGGATTGACGGACTTGGAGAAAAGTTCGACGCCTTCGTTACTAGCAACGAACATCGCCTCACAATTTTAGAGACCCACCAGGGCGCTCAAGCCGATCAACTCGTTCAAATGACAAGTCGGCTCGACGATCACGGCAAGATGATTGGAGCGCTCAAGGACGCACAGCGAGAAGAACAAGCAACTACGGAAGCCATCGAGGAGCAAAGCAAATCTCGTTGGTCAAATCGGACAACGAGAATCACCGTAGGTGCCTCAGTGCTACTCGCAACCGTATCCGTGCTGTCCCTCTTTCATGTAAAGTTCTAGGCATGGAACAATGGCAGCCGGTAAGGGTGGTCTGGATTGATGCCCATGGCGGAGACGTCGGATGGGAAGAAAAAGATGCTTTGGAGCACAAGCCCTACGAAGTATCAACAATTGGATTCCTTTACCAACATGACGAGATTGGAGTTACCGTCGTCATGAGTCTTTCCGATGAGCAAGTTGGTGGATACACCTTCGTGCCAAAGGTAAACATCGTCACTGTGGAACCGTTGTATCCTAACTCTGGTGCTTAGGCTATTAGTCCTCGTTCCATCGCGCTGTCGCCCAAATAATGCGAAGCGGTTAATGGATGCTTGGCAATCCACCGGAGCAACTGCCGATCTATTATTCGGAGTTGACAACGACGACCCAACGCTTGCGGAATACGTCGCACTTGGTACACATATTGCCGTAGGACCAAGAATCAAAATTGGGCCGACGCTCAATTTCTTGGCTATGAAAAACGTTGAACGATATGACGCCATTGGATTCATGGGCGACGATCATCTTCCGATAACACACGAGTGGGACAAAAAAATTACCGAGGAGTTGGAGCGGCTCGGTACGGGCATCGTGTACGGCAACGACTTACTTCAAGGTGAGATGATTCCGACCGCAGTATTTATGACGGCGGATATCGTGAAAGCACTGGGTTACTTTTGCCCACCAACGTTGTTGCATATGTACCTAGACAACTCTTGGAAAGATTGGGGACAAGGAGCCGACTGCTTGCGGTATTTACCGGATGTCATTATTGAGCACATGCACCCAGGCACGGGTAAGGGTTCCTTCGATTCCGTTTATGCCGAATCCAACATCCTCATGACGCCAGACCACACTCGTTATTTGGAATACCGAGATGCCTTTCTTCAAGACGACATCGCTAAGATACGGGCCATCCGTGATTGAGTACAAACTTCACGAACCGTGTTGCCATGTACAACCAACGTTTTGGCTTCTCGATGGTGATATGTTCGCCCACTTTCTCGCGTGTCCTGGTGGACTGCCAGAGGCTCCGCTCATAGATTGGGCTTGGTCTATTGCCGGTAAGCCCGGAGGACTTTTCCTAGATATCGGCTCGCACGTTGGTTCGTGGGCATTGCCATTTGCGGCGGCGGGAATGGAAACGATTGCGTTTGAGCCAAATCCGGCGATTAGGCAGTTAATTGAACGCGCCTCATTCGACGAGCCAAATCTTTCCATCTTGCCGTATGCGTTGTCGGACTATGAAGGCGATGCACAACTTACGGCACCGGGCATAGATGGAGGTATGGCCTCAATCGTTTGTGACTTCGGTCATGCTCCGGTCAACGAGAGTGTAATGGTCACATACCTCGACAATCTAAATCTCAAACCTTCCTTAATGAAAGTTGACGTGGAGGGGGCGGAGGTTGACGCTATCCGTGGAGCACGTCGCACTATTGCCGAGCACCAACCAGTTATCTTCTTTGAATGTTGGGAAGACGAACGTGGTCAACGACGCGAGGAATTGTTCTCCTGCGTTACCGATGAAATCAACTACAACTTGAATCGAACTGACTGGCCGGAAATGTGGTTGGCAACACCGAGGTAGACGCTCCCTCGCTGATGGAGTTGTGCAATAGCGCAACAACACAAATCCTTGTGGAGCAAACCGAAACAAATTGGTATCCATGTAATCCGAGTATTGCCCAAGGTCCCGATGGCTATGCCGCTATCGTTACGTTCCGAAATATCTATCGTCACACCGGCACGACTCAAACAATTCACGACCCGAACGGATACATCCACACCCGCAATTTCTTTGCCCAACTTTCCCCCGATACGTTGCACGCTGTGGAGCCGTGGCGTGAGTTGGCTGGCCCATCAACACCCATCCACTTTGCGTCGGTTCAGGGAATCGAAGACCCCAGGTTGTATTGGCATAACGGCTGGCGTTACACCGGCACGATTCTTCAACATCATGCGAGTGGAGAGCATCGCGTTGCCGTCTGTGATGTTGAGCACGGACTCTTGGAAATACGAGAAGCATCGGCAGGAACGATCATCAAGAATCAAATGCCGACGGGTGGCGAGCCGGAGTTCATTGACGCCAAGGCTTGCGAAGATCGTTTGCATGGCGGAGCAGTAGTTCGGAATGAGAATGGCTATATTGGAATTGTTCACGAGGTGAGATGGCCAGGACGCGTTTACGTGCATCGGCTGGCACGGTTTGACCGAACCGGAAAACTCCTCTCGGAGTCTCGTCCATTCAAGTTGAGCACCGAGCCCATTGACTTCGCATCGGGCATTGTGTTGCACAAGGACGATTTGGTGATTAGTTTTGGCGTGATGGACCGTCAGGCGTTGCTTGTTCGGATTCCTTTTGGCGAAAGTAAAGGACTGTTTGCATGAGGGCATTAGTTACAGGCTCCGAGGGATTTCTTGGTAGGCACTTTGTCGAGCACTTGACGCGTGAGGGCTGGTTAGTTAGTGGAGTTGATGTCAGGGACAAGAACACGCCGATGGACGCACGGGACGTATTTCGCAAGTGGAGTGGACCGTGGGACCTCGTTGTGCACTGTGCCGCAGTTGTTAATGGGCGACAGACGATTGAGCGGTCCCCAATGGACCAGATTGTTGACTTTGAACTTGACGCAGCGCTTTTCCGTTGGCTAGGAGAGGTCGAAGTTGGCAAGACGGTCTACTTCTCATCTTCAGCGGCTTACCCAGTTGAACTTCAAACGGTGCAAGCCAAATCGGTGAAACTCAGGGAAGTCCACGTTAATTACGATTGGCCAGACTTGCCCGACGAACTCTACGGGTGGACAAAATTGACCGGCGAGAGATTGGCGATAAAGGCGAGGGAAGCGGGACACAACATTTTGGTTGTGCGACCGTTCTCGGGATACGGCTCCGATCAAGACGATTGCTACCCGTTTCCAGCAATTATGAAACGAGCATTGGCCAAGGAAAATCCATTCGTTGTTTGGGGCTCGGGCCAGCAAGTGCGGGACTTCATCCACGTTGACGACATTGTTGGAGCAGTGATGACGCTTCTAAACACAAGCGAGCCAGGGCCGATCAACATTGGAACGGGTCGTGGAACTTCGATGGCCGAACTTGCTCAGATGGCGGCAAAGCAGTGTGGGTGGGTTCCTGAAATAACTCCGCTTGCCGATGAGCCGGAAGGCGTGATGTATCGAGTTGCCGATATGTCAACCCTCAAACTGTTTTACACTCCAAGGATTACACTGGAAGAAGGGGTGGAACGATCACTCTTCGAACTTCGCAACAGTGTCAAATAACTCCCTAGTGGTAGGGTGGTTTTGTTGACACCCAACAAGGATACTCGCACATGGCAACAATCAACCAACTACCTGCGGCGCTGACATTCAATGGGGTCGCCGGTAATCCTGCCAACCTTCTTTTCACCTTAACGCTAACCGACTCAAATGGGGATACGATTCCCTGGAATCAGGTAACGGGCTATGAGGTTCAAGTTGCCGATCAGTACGGAACCTACTTTCCCAACCTTGTTCCGGCAATTACGTCGCCGAGCAATTATCAGATAAGCATTATCTGGACCACATCACAAACTCAGACGCTTGGAGAAATTCAACAACCACGAATGGCCTTGTCAATTTTCCTTGACAGTGACGGACCGTACACGCTTGTTTCTGGGCCAATCAACATGATTGCGCCTCAGTATCCGAACCAAACATCCTCATAATGACCGATGAATACCTCGACGTAACGGTTGGGCCAGCGGGACCCGTTGAAGTAGGTGCCTATGTGAGCACTTCCTCGGTTGGCGTCCAAGCGAACGTTGGTGAGATTGGCCCTATCGAAATCAGCACCGAGGTTGGTACGGTCACGGTTGAACTTACGGTTCAAACTGGAGCGGGTGGAGCAGAGGGCGCTACTGGACCAATCGGCCCTACGGGACCTCTTGGAAATACTGGTCCTACGGGACCCACCGGAAAAAGCGGCGCTACGGGCTCAACGGGACCGCAAGGAAATGTTGGAGGGAGTGGGGCAACGGGCTCTACGGGTCCTCTTGGAAGTACTGGAGCGACAGGCTCTGTCGGACAAAGCGGCGCAACCGGAAGCACAGGACCAGTTGGCAACACAGGAAGCACGGGGCCAGCGTTCACGGGTGCCACGGGAGCGACAGGTCCACAAGGATTTACAGGCGCAACAGGCGTTCAAGGAGCGGCGTTCTCGGGCGCTACGGGACCTACGGGTAACACTGGCGCTACAGGGCCTCTTGGAAATACCGGCAGTACCGGACCTCAAGGTAACACCGGCGCAACGGGACCGACCGGGCAAAGCGGAGCCACTGGAAGCACGGGTCCAATCGGACAAAGCGGTGCGACGGGTAGCACGGGTCCTCTTGGCAACACTGGTTCAACGGGACCGACAGGAGCGGCGTTCTCGGGAGCAACTGGCTCAACGGGACCCGTTGGCTCAACTGGCGCTACGGGTGCATCGTTCACGGGACCTCAAGGTAATACCGGAAGCACTGGGCCGATTGGTGGAACCGGACCGACAGGAGCGGCATTCACGGGGGCGACAGGAGCAACGGGTGCTTCATTCTCAGGTGCAACCGGACCACAAGGAAATACTGGAAGCACTGGGCCTCAAGGAAATACTGGGGCGGCATACTCAGGAGCAACGGGTTCGACAGGTCCTGTTGGAAACACGGGAGCGACTGGACCGATTGGCGCAAGCGTTATCGGAGCGACGGGCGCAACGGGACCAACGGGCGAAACGGGCGCTCAGGGAAATAGTGGAGCCACAGGACCGACTGGGCCAGACGGGAACACTGGACCGAGTGGTGCTACGGGAAATACGGGCTCAAGTGGACCCATAGGACAAAGCGGAGCAACCGGCTCGACCGGACCAATCGGACAAAGCGGAGCAACCGGCTCGACCGGACCGAATGGAAATACTGGTGCTACTGGGGCGGCATTTAGTGGTGCGACGGGACCGCAAGGAAATACAGGCGCAACGGGAGCGGCATTTTCAGGGGCTACAGGAAGTACGGGTCCCATCGGACAAAGCGGAGCCACGGGTTCAACTGGTCCATCGTTTACCGGAGCGACGGGTGCGACAGGACCTCAAGGAGCGACGGGTGCTTCGTCAAACCTAAATGCCCACGCGTCTTGTCAGGTATCAGATTACGGCCTTGGAACCTACGTCAATGTTGGCGGAAACTGTTCCTACACGCCAGGAACGCTTGACGCCACGGGTGGGTACGGAATCGGCGCTTCCATTACCGCAGTTGGCAACGGTGCTCTCGTTCTCGATGGCGTAACGCTTCTAGTCAATCAAAGAGTTCTTGTGGCGAACAACGCTGGAGCCAACGCCATCTACAACGGCATCTATGTGGTTAATGCTACAGGCTCACCCTCTACACCTTGGTCGCTCATCCGATCAACGGACTACAACAATTCAGTTGTTGGAGAAGTGGGACCTGGCGACTACACCTTGATTGTTGCTGGAACGATAAATGCAGGTAAGACCTTTGAGCAAATTTCTTATGGCACTTACGGAACCGAAGGTGACATCATCATCGGCACCAACCCGATTACATGGACCGCCGTGTCGGGGCTTGGTGCGACGGGTGCGACGGGACCACAGGGAACGGGTGGAGCGCTTGGAAATTGGGGAGGGTTCTATTCGCTTATTGACCAAACCGCATCGGTCGCCAACACCGCCTATCCAATCACGCTAGAAAACACTTACGCCGCATACGGTGCAAGCATCTCTAACAATAACGACATCGTTTGGCAAGCGGCTGGAACCTACAACTTGCAATTCTTGGTTCAATTTGGAAATACCGATAACTCTATCCACGAAGCAAACGTGTGGTTACGTCAAAATGGCAGCGACGTGCCAAGCACGAACACGCTCATCTCGGTTCCCAACAAACACGCTGGAACCAACGGTTACATCACGAACATCGCCAACTTCATCTTCCCAGTCAATTCTGGCGACAACGTGCAACTCATGTGGTCCACGAACAACACGGGTGTATTCATCAACTCATCGGCTTCAGTTGCTCCTGCCCCTGCAACGGCTGGTGCCGTGGTAACCGTACAACAAGTGATGTACACGCAAATTGGACCAAGCGGAGCGACGGGTCCGATTGGCGCAACGGGAAGCACCGGCCCAATCGGAAATACCGGCGCAACGGGAGCCGCATTTTCGGGAGCCACCGGTCCCACAGGTGGAACGGGTGCGACAGGAGCCGCTTACTCGGGCGCTACGGGCTCGACAGGGCCAGCGGGAAATACCGGAGCAACAGGACCCATCGGCGGGAGCGGAGCCACAGGTAGCACGGGACCTATTGGTAATACGGGTAGCACGGGACCGCAGGGAGCGACGGGACCGAGTACGGGTGTTG